TGAGAGATATTAATGACGGGAAAATTTTTGAAGTTTTTGGGAGAATTGAAAAATGTTGAATGTTGAGGCGTTCTCGTGTAGCTTTCAGTCTACAAGCTGAAACAAGTTTAAGCGTTTTTAAATATTATTTCTTTAGTTGTGTCTTTTCTTGCTACCATTGAGTCCATACCCGCAAACTTTCAGGGTTTAATCCGCAAACTTTCAGGGTTTCTACTACAAATAACCTATAACTTTCAGGGTTTCTTCTTATATTTAAGTATGAATAAGAAAAATGCGAAGATAACTAAAAGTGGTAATATAACTACTATAGAAGAAGTAAATGAGAAATTTACACCAGACCCTTTATATCCTTATATAAAAAAGGCTACTAAACATAAGATAGAAAATGCTATTACTTTATTTAGTAGATATGTCGCATTCTACAGTACTCTAATATCTTCAGGCTCAGACCAGAATATAATCACTACTGAAAGCATAATTAATATAGGTAAAGAATATAATTTAGGTAGAGATACAGTAGAAAAATGTATAAAAGATTTAATAGCTATTGAAGAACTTATTAAAGTTAAACGTGGAATTTATATGTTAAATCCTAAGCATATTTCAGGCGGTAGAACAGCTGCAGCATCACAAGAATTAATTCGTAAAGCTGAAGCGCTAACTCAAAATGTATTTAATGCTCCTGTAACTAATATTATAGTACAAGAAGGTCAAACATTAACTCAAGCAATATTAGAATACAAAAAAGAACAAGATAAACTATTAAATTTATAATATGAAAAATACAATAACAATTACTACTGTTGAGACTATTACAATAAATGATAAGGGTGAAGAATTTACTTCTGTAGAAAATAAATCTTTAAAAATTAATTTGACTAAAGAAAATAGAAAAATCGCTAAAGAATCTTTTAAAGCTTATGTGGAAAAAGCAAAAGATGATTGGCATCTAGATGATAGTTTTGAAGAAGCAAAGTTCTTGTCTGAGAACTTATAAATGTTTGAAGGTTTAGTTGAACCAACACCGGGCATGTGCCATTATTTTAAATGCTTCCGACTTTCACGGATCAGCGCCTAATAACTACAGCCATTTCTGACCTATTATTTCGGGATGCATGAGTATTTTTAACGGGGAATTTAATCCACCTCGATATTACCAGCTCCGTCCCGCCGTCTTCCAGTCGGATACTTAGCGTTCGGGACCCAGTAAGTTTATATCCAACCTAACCACGGCATTCCGAAGTTTGCCGATAGATTGCATATGGTTTTTGCCACGTCTTTTCGATTACACGTCTGTAACCGCTTGACCACCAGTGGCACATTGGAACACAAGTTATCTCCAAAGGTTGCGCTTCTTAATAAGGCCGATTTTCACGGCTTGAACAAACAAACATTTGTTAAATTTTTACAACTTCTTCTCTAGCTTCATTTGGATTTCTCCTCTCTTCAATTTACAATGTAAAATGAAACAGCTATTCAATATTTTATTTAAGCAGTTTGTCTACATGCTTAGGTATACGACGAATAATATCACGTCCTTTCTAATGTTATGAACTATCTATTCGCAACGTGTTCGCGAGACCCGCCTAGAACAGGATTATAAGCCCTGTGTGGATTACCAGCCCACTAGTTCAATGTTTTAATGTGGCCGAGTTTCACGGCTTAAATTTGTAACAACTTAACTATATTCGGGTATGATCCGAATTTCTTAGGTGACTAGCCTTGTTTCCGCCTTTCAAAGTCAATAAGATCAGCTTTCATTTGAGTTTTTCATAAGACACACTTTGTATTACGGTTGTCAAGCCGTTGCAATCCTTTGACTCTCTTGCTAAAGGAGAAACATGGTGTACCATGATTGATGTTAATAAAAATAAAGCAGCCTTCTTGCTACTGCTAAATCCAGGCTTCCGGCCCTTTATAATACCACACGCTCTATTTCCTTACAAGAGGAGCAAGATTCTTAAAGCTGATGTTTAAGGTGGTCACGGGATCTTACTTAATGCCAAAGGCACAAGCTGTCATGACTACTAAACTTAGTAGTAGTAATAACAATTTCAATTTAACTGATTCTTTCATACTTTGAAAATATGTAAGTTAAACGCTCTTGTTTAGGACATTCAATACCTGCTAAATGACATTGAGCTTCAATACACATAACTATTTTATTAGCTAAGTCTAATTGATATTTCAATGCGTAAATAGTGATATGTTTTCCATAGAAGTTTACTACAGCAGAAAGATCATCTTTGTTAACAGAGATAGTGATGTTATCACCTTCAAAGGTAACAATATCTCCTTTAAGGAATTCAAAGTCAGACACTGTATAACCATCTAATAATGGTATTGAGCCTTGACCTCTGTTTTCGAATCCACCTTGACATGCGCCGAAGTGGAGTAATGCTAGAACGATTTTATCGTTTAATGCTAATTGTTTCATTGTTTTAGATTTTTGTTTTTGTTTAAAAGCCCAAGTAGTTTACCTGGGCTTAATTTTATTTTCGTGCGTAAAAAGACGTAGAAGAATAATTATTTTCAAGGTAGTTTATAACCTTTTCAATAATAGGTGCTTCTTCAGCCCACATTTCAGATGCTAAATAATGGTCTTTTAACTCTTGAGAACCAAGAGCTTTACCTTGAGATATTTGAAAGCCAATAGTGTTGAACCAGTCAAAACCATTTTTTACAAATCCTCCTCCATATTTTTTAGCGTCTACATCAACGTTTAAAACGTTAATACAAATTTCTTCATCTATTTTGTTCAAAGACACGGCTGATGATTCACCTTTTTTGAATAATTGGAAACAGTCCATTTTGTTTAGATTTTGAGGTTAGAGTTTTTCTGTTTCGGCTTGAGCCATCATCAGTATTAACAACAAGTTAATAGACAGAATTAAAATGAATAGCAAATAAAATATTGACTTATAGTTGCAACTATAATTCAACGTAAAGATAGTCATTGGTTTCTCAGGCCAACTTTTTCTTTAATCACAATTGAGGTTGTGACCGTACTACTTTGCTATTCATCTTAATAATTTAAATAAGGATTAAATCAATACCACTGTTCTTTACTCTCTCGTTTACAGTTTAACGAATTAGAGGCTTATCTTCCTTTCCTATTTACAACATTCGGAAATTCTTTTAGGCAATAGTTTTTAGTTACATAGAGTTATGTGATAAAATCTAAAGAGTAACAATTGAAGTAATAAACTCCTCTTTATTTTAGATGATGTATGCCTACAATCAAATGATTTGTCGCTACGAATAGCAACTGCTTTTAATTAAGATTTATCATGAGGACAGCTCACGATTTCCGTTGGAAGGAGACGCTCCCACTCGCTTATTTTTGGTTTCTAACTGGGCCGTGCAAACAAAAAAAAAAGAGTAGACCGAAGTCTACTCAATTAATTATGTTATGCTACTACTGCTGTGTAGTTTTGGATCGCTTTAGACTCATCAGTCTCTATGATAGCCTCACGTAATGCCTTAACGCGCGCAGGTGAAAAGTCGTTCTCACCAGCAACATAAACTTTAGACAAAGTCAAAGGATACATTACTTTAGTTGGGTCGTTAGGTAATCTACGTGGTGTAACTGATTCAATCACAAATTTCTCTGCAAACGTTACAACTCCTGTCTCAGGGTTTTTAGCTGAAGCACCAGTGATTTTCAAAGCTTCCGCAACCGCTAACTTAATCAAAGCGCCTGCTTTCTTCTCACTACGTACTAAGTAGTAATCGAAAGGACGAGTGATATCATCACCTTTATCGTTCTTCTTACCAGTTGGATAATGATCAGTCTCGAATGATTCTACCGTAATAGTATCACCTACTGCTAATGGGTTGGCTTTAAAAGATAAAGATTGAGTGTTACGATTAACTACTTCTTTTCCTAATGTTAAAAATGATTTGCTCATTGTGTATAATTTTAATTATTTTTGCTTGGAGAGCCTCAATGGCTTTAGAGAACACACTCCCCGCGCAAAACCAGGCAGGGAAGGTTGAAGATGTGGCTAAGTCCCAAAATATAAAATTTAAAATTTTTTTTTTCAAAAAATCTCTATTACAAAACGCCAATTTTATTAAACACTACCGGGGATCATAATAGGCCGGGGTATATATGTAACAGTCTACATGTACTATAAATTTTTAATTTTTTATATTATATTTGTTATACACTATACAAACTGGTATGACTATATTAAGTGTCTTGAAAGATAATAAGAGATATCACGCTATACAAAATAGTATATGTAGCAAAGAAGATTTAAAAATATTTTCTGGTTATAAAGTGATGAGTCTTAATTCTTTAGATAATACTTACTTAGTAAATAGAGAGTTAGTTTTAAATGTAAATGATTGGTTATTAAAAGATTCTGAAGGTAATTTATTAGTGTTAAAAAGTAACGAGTTTTTTAAAGTAACTAAATAGTATGAAAATTATAAAAGTAAAATATATAAATCAAGAAAAAGATTTAGAGATAGCTAAAGTTAGATTTGAGGACTTTGAAGAATTGACTAAATTTACAAATACTATAACCGAAATTATACCACATACAAATTGTATGTATTTTAAATCAGGTTCTCAACCTAATGATGTTATAGCTGTAAAACAAGGAGATTATATTTCTGTAGACAAGTATAATAGATTACAGGAATTTAAAGCGGAAGAATATAACGTTGAATTAGGAGAGTTAAATTGTCTTCATGAATTTAATAAAGATATTAAACAATATCCACGGAGATGTAAAAGGTGTAAAGAGATCGAAAGTATATAAATTAAAATAAGAACAATATGACAGCAGAACAATTCACTTATTGGTTACAGGGTTTTATGGAAACCGCAGAACCAAAAAAATTAAACGAAAAACAAACACAAATCATAAAAGATCATTTAGAACTTGTGTTTAATAAGGTTACACCTAATTATACGCCAGATTACTATAAACTTAAATATGCAGATAGGGTTAGAGATTTTACAAAAGAACTTTCTGATATTCAATACCCAATATTTCCTAACCAAACTATTTGTTAATGAAAACTATAAACGTAATACTAGAAGGTGAAAACTATAAGGCCATACAAGTTACAAGAAGTAATTTAGGAGAGGTAGAATGGTTCACTAATGGTGAAATAAAATGTCAAACAGAATCTTTTACGCAGAGTGGACAATGTGAAATTTGGTGTTATAAAGGCCAAGGGACATTTTGGTTAATTGAAGGGGGTTACATTTTAAAAAATAAAAAAGGTGTTTTAATGATAATGACTGAATATGAATTTAATTCTTTACCTTCTTTACAATCACCTGTAAAAGTTTCTATATGGGAAAGAATATTAAACTTGTTTAGCTTTAGAAGATGATTGATATAGAAGAATTATGGGAATCTGAAGAGCTTAGCGGAACTTATTTTTCAGCTGAAGAGAAAAGCCCTGATTACGAAAAGATAGTAAAAGCAAATCAAGAAGTTAATGAGTTTAATGAACTTGATTTATTTGGTTTGAATGAAGAAAAACCATTAACAGAAAAAGAAATTCAAGCTCAACGTAGAGCGATGAGATTTAAATAATATAATAATAAATAAGAATAATATGAGAAGTAGAACAGAAATTATTGACATAGATGATGTGTCATACACAAGTCAAAGATTGTTAGATCTTCAGTGTGATAAAGGTATAAAAAGCTTAGAAGAAATATTTAATTGTAAAGTATTTTTTAATAAAGAAAGCGAAAAATTTGTATTTATAAAAGGTAATGATGTAGTTGAAGTCAAGGATATTGATTACATTATGAAAGATCAAGATGGTAATTTAAGATCTAGAAAATACACTCAACAAAATGAATTACCTAATTATAGCACTGAAGAAATAGAAGATCTTTGGAATGATTGTTTAGAAGAGAAGGAAGAAGAAAAAAGTTTTTCTATTAATCAAAAAATTTATTCTTTCTCTAAATTCTTTATGCGTAAATATTATTCTTCTGAAAGCGGCTGGAAGTTTTATAATAAAATTTATAATCTTCTACCAGGAGATTTTAAATATAAAATGCCATTTACAGATACAGACTTTATGTGGATAGCAGATAGATTACAAAATGTTTTTAACAAAGAAGAAAAAATAAAATTTATAGTAGAATTAGACTTATGAGAATGATTGTTTGTGCTGAATGTAGTTCAGTCATAGTAGCCACAGAACAAAAAGAAATTGAAACATGTAAGTGTGGAAATTGTAAATTAGTATTTGATAAAGGTGCTTATTTCTATTCAGGTGAAGATGCAATTTCATTGGGATTAGATGATGTGACTTTAGTTAAAGCACTTACTATGTCTAAAGAGCATGATAAGAATGTAGATTGTCTAGCTTATGTAATAAGAGAATCAGATCCTAAATTTTATAAAGTACCTAAACTTTAACCTAAAGTACTTCTCGTTTAAAAAAATATATTGTATATTTATTGTATGAAAGCATTAATATATAAAATAGCAATTTTAATACTATTAAGTTTAAATTGTAAAGCACAAACTAAAGTTTATACAATCAGTATCATATCAGATTTTTCTTGTACAGATAATAAAGCAACTGTAGAAGAAAGTGTACTAAAAATAAATAACTTCTTTTTAAAATATAATATACAATTTACGATAAGCGGTTATTTTGTATCAGGAGTAGCGTCTAAAAATAAAACTTTAGAAAATACTTTAGATGAATTCTGTAACTGTAATTCTAAAGATAATACTATAACATTAGCTGTTGTAGGAGAGCATAATGGCAAGAAACTTGGTATTGCGTATTTTGGTACTTTTGGAACAAGATATAGTTGTGCTGTTGTTGATTTAAACGCTGTAAGTGGAGATAAAGAAACTTATGTTATAATACATGAAATACTTCATCTTATGGGTTTAAGACATTCAAACGACCCTAAAAATATAATGTGTCACTTTACTAATTATAATAACGTTACTGCGGAACAGGAAGAGATAATAAAGCAATATGGATATATTACAAAATAATTTCAATTAAATTTTTTATATTTGTTTTATGGCAGTTTTATATAAAAAGCAAAAGAAAGAAAAAGTTAAAGCACAAAAAAATCCTTTAACTAAATTCAGTGATGCAGTAAATAACCGTTCTAGTGTGTACAAATTACGTAAAGTACCTTTTATACAAACCAAGTAAAATGGGTTTAATTTATAAATACGAAGACGGCAATTCTGTAACTAAAAAAATGATTAGTAAAAATATTCTTGCAAAAGAAGAAAGATCTAATCAAGATAATACTAGAGTTTCTAAATTACCTATAAAAACATTAGAAAAAATATTAAAAGATTATGAATCTCAAGGACCATTGCACAGTAGTTTTGAAGGTAAAGTAAATAATAATAATGCTGAATTTTATATAAACACAATAAAAGAAAAATTAAAAACTAATAGAGGTTTAACTAAATATAAATCTGGTGGATTAATATATAAATATGGAAATGGTGATAAAATAACAACATTAACACCAAAAGATTTTACATTACAATATATTAAATCACCAAAATATAAAGAAAGATTACAAAATTCTGGGTATCCTAATATAGGTACTGAAATAAAAAACAGGTATAATAACGTTAACTCTACAAATACTATAGTTGAGCAAAATGGTCCTTTAGGATTTTGGAATTCAATAATGCCTGCTTTAAGAGGTGATGTATATAGCCAAGAAGGTGGCAGTAATGCCTCATATCCTAATACTATTTTATTAGATACAAAACAGGTAAAAGACCTTGGTACAACAAAAGAAGATGTTTTGGCACATGAGTTTTCTCATAAGGAAACAGGAACTAATAGAGGAGAAAGATTAAATAAAAAAGATGTAACAGAACTTACAAAAAGATTAAATCCAAAAGCTAATATAAATGCACATGATTCAGGAGCTCATGAAAATAAAGCAGATTTAAATGCACTTAGATATGAGTTACAACAAAAAGGAGTTGATGTTTTTAATAAAGACATTACGCCTGAAGATTTAAAAAAAGTAGAAAGTTCTAAAAAGTTTAGTTCAAACAGATTGTTTAATAACTATAAACCTGAAGATTTATTATGGTTATTAAATAATGTAGCTAAAAATAAAGAATCTAAAAATAATAGTGAAGATAGATTAGAAAATGTTTAATATGAAACATATATTAATAATATTTTGTTTAATAAGTTTGTTTACAAAATCACAAACTTGTACGTTAGTATATGATAACATGGAAACATATACTTGGTTTGGTAATTGGAATACTATAATTAATACAGGATTTTATTCAAATGCTTCAGTATCAACAACATTAAGCGGTGTATTATATGGTTTAGGCAATGGATCTTCAGCAATAGAATCTGCTAATTACATTTTACCAAACGTATCAGGATTAAATACTGCATATGCTCATAGATTAACTTTTAGATTAGCTTCATACAGATTTTCAAATCCAACTGCAGCAACAACAGGGGTAGATGGGCCTGATTATGTAGATGTTAGATATTCAACAAACAACGGAACTACTTACACGACTGAAATGCGTATTGCTGGAAATGCAAATGCGTATTGGAATTATAATGCTTTAGGAATAGCATCTAAAACAGCAAGCGGAATTATGACTACGTATGCCCCAATAGCTGGTGGTAATAGAACAGCAACAGGTGACGGATATTCTGTTATATCACTTACTATACCTGCAGGAGCAACACAATTAGCTTTTACATTTAATGCTAGAGTAAATTCAGCTGGAGAAGAATGGTGGATAGATAATATTGAACTAATTCAATTAGGGCCTTGTCCTACATTACCAATTGAATTAATATCATTTGAAGTTGTTAATAACAATGAATGTAACGTTTTAACTTGGATAACAGCCACAGAAATTAATAATAAAGAATTTTCATTGTATAGAAGTACTGATGGTTTACATTGGTCAAAAATAAATACAACACAAGGAGCTGGAACTACCAATACACCAAGTATGTATTCTTATAAAGATTATTCTTTTGATAAAGCAATTAATTATTACAAATTAATACAAACAAATTTTGATGGGTCTTTAAAAGAATTTAATACAATATATATTGACAACAGTAATTCACAAATATCTTTACCATTTAAAGTAATTAATTTATTAGGGCAAGATGTTAATGCTGATGCTCCGGGACTTAAAATATATTATTATACTGACGGTTCTTCTCGTTTAGTCATGCATTAAATTTTAATATTACTTTATTGTTAAAATACTCTTTATTATATTTAATTTCAAATAAGAAATAATATGGATTATAGTGAAAAAATATTCTTCAATGCAGGAGATGTTGTGAGAATTAAGCAGTGCATAAATGCACCAGATATGGTTATTAGCCATATAAATAAAATTCATCAAAGAAGTAATGATCTAAGTAAGCCTAAATTAATAGGTATAACTTGCTTCTGGTTTTCTACAGACAATAAATATCAATGTCAACTGTTCAGTACTAAAGATTTAGTACATGTGCATAAGGCAGATGTACTAGATAAAAAACCACTTAAAAAATCATAATTATGCTAAAGTTTGTAGTTAACAGGGACAAGGTTGTTCTTGATAAAAACATCATACTTATAGATGAGTTTAATGATATTATCAAGTTCGGTATAAAAAAGAAAAATGAAGAATTATCAAATTCTTTATTATTATATGTTTTCTTTTGCTGTGATTTAACAGAAGAAAATTTTATGAAAGATGTCGATTTTAGACAAAAGCCGACACAAGCAAAATCAAGAGCCTTTAAAGATAAAAATTATAAATTTTCTAAAGAAGAAGAGAAATTAGTTAATGCTGCAATTGATGCGTATAACTTCTTTAATGAAACTGCTGGTGAAAGATCTGATATTGCTTTAGATAAAAAAATTGATGAGGCTAGAGTTAAACTAGAAGAGACAGAACTTGAAGTTATTCGTAACGTTAATCCTACTACAATGGAAGTTAAGTTTACTTCTAATGAAGGTATTATAACAAAAATAGCAGAACAAATAGATTCTTTAATGAGTTTAAAATTAAAGATGAAACAAACAGCAATGAAGATTCAAAATACTTCTCGTGTTAAAGGTGACAAAGGTTCATCATTAATTGAAAGAGGTGTATTTGCTAATTTAGCTAAAGCTGATGAATAAAATAGTAACTAAAAAACATAAAGAGAAAGCAAGAACTGCAAGACATCCTGAAACTTTGCGGATAAAAAATGATTATGACAGATTCGGATTAGATTTTTTTCGAAAAGAAAATTCTGGTAGAATATTTAATTATAATTTTGATGTGACTGATACTGACAAAAGATTAGTTGGTATATTTACAGGAAAAGAAGATATAAAATTAACTAACTATTTAGTTTATAGACCGTTACCAAAAGAATTATTAGCTTGGAGAAATCCTCCTAATGTTCATAGTGATAGTATTGATATGGAAGATTTTTATACTTCTATTATAAAACATTGTATAAATGGAGTGTGGGTTGATGGAGAATACTATAATCCACTATTTATGTACTTTTTAAATATATTTGTGTTTCCAGTTTATAAATTAGATGAGGATGGTTCTCCATTAGGAGAATTTGAATTAAGTCACCCATTTTATTGTAACATTGATAGGTATATTTTTGATGTAACATGGAAAGCATATTTAAATTTTCATGACGTTTCTATGATGGGTGGTCGTGGTATTGGAAAGTCTTTTATTATTGATGCTGTTATAGATAGAGCATACAGATTATTTCCAAATTCACATTGTATTGTTTCTTCTACAAATGAAGAAATGACAAATGAAGCTTGGAGAAAAGTTGACGAGTGTATGGAAGCAGTTGAAAAACTTCATAGAACTTTAAAACACAAAAGAATAGATGGTGGAGATAGTGATTCATTAATTCAAAGTGGAGAAACTATTATTTTAGCGGATGGTACTTCAGAATCAAGAGGTTACCTTTCTAAAATAGAAAAAGTATTGTATGGTATTCGTCCAGGTAAAACTCGTGGTAAACGACCTGATTGGCAACATATAGAAGAGTTTGCAGCATTTCCTCCTTCACATCAAAAAGGATCTTTAAAAAGATGTATAGCTGAATCCCGTGGTTCATGGTGGGTAGGTGGGTCTGTAAAGAAATGCACTGTATTATATACAGGAACAGGTGGAACAGTTGAAAATGATGAAGCAGAAGATATATTTTTAAATCCTACTGCTTATACAATTGAACCTACTTATGATTGGGATAAAGAATGCGGTATATTTATACCTACACATTTAAAACGTTCAGGTACTTGGGAAGAAACAGGTTGCCCGGATATACAAACTGCGAGTGATGAAGTAGATGTTGAGAGACAAGCTGCTATGAGTGATCCTGAAGGATATACTTCTTTAATACAAGAGTTTCCAAAAACTTTAAAAGAAGTATTTATGCGCAGAGGTTCTAACATATTTAATCAGAATAAGTTAGCAGAACAACGTGTAAGATTATCTGGCACAACTGCAGATTTAATAGCAGAAGGTATTCCGATTCCTGAAAGAGGTGATTTAGTATGGATTAAAGAAGATGGTACACACAAAATATTAGGTGTTAAATGGGTACCAAGTAATATGGGTGATTTCTGGATTTTAGAACATCCACATTGGGTTACAACTTTAAATGAAAATGAACGAGGAGTTAAATTAAAAGATTTATATGTTGCAGGTTGCGATAGTATCGATCAAGGTAATAAAGATTCTGCTCACGCTACAGATAGTAAGAAGGGTTCTGAATTAGCTATACTTATTAAGAAACGTATCTTGGATGGAAATTATTTTTCAGGTACTTCAAATAGATATGTAGCTAAATACAAAAAACGTTCTGATGATGTTCGTGATGACCATGATAATGCTTTGAAATTAGCTATTTATTATAATTCACCTGTAAATATAGAGTATACTAAAATTGGTATTGTATCACATTTTAGAGCCAGAGGTTATTATGAATTATTAATGAAGCGCCCTACTATTGCTAGAGGTGATGCTGATCCAAATAAGATATCTAATTTAATTGGTACTCAAGCTTCTACACCTATGATTGATCATATGGATAATAAGACTAAGGAATATATTGACGATAACTATGATCAAATGTTTTTTACAGATCAATTAGAACAATGCCAGAATTACAACCGTGAAGACAGAACAAAATTTGACATGGTTATAGCTATGGGATTATGCGAATTAGCTGATGAAGATAAATTAGGTTCTCTTGTAAAAACTAAAGTAAAAGAAGAAGATGGTTTACAAGATTTCGGATATTATACAGGTGAAGACGGATATAGAAAATGGGGTGTAATACCAAAGAAAAATTCTAATGGTGATACAAAAGAAGGAATGTTAAGTAGAGAACAAGCTTCCGCATTAAAACGTTCAAGACAAGAATTTGATGAAAGTGGCGGAGTACGTTGGATTGATCCTAATAGCCGATTATACGGTTTAGATTAATCTTGGAATATTAAAAATATTTTATTATAATTGTAAATGGCATTGATTTACAAGTATCAACAAGGTACAAGAGCAGTTAGTGATAACACTTCAGTTGTGCAGAAAAAATTTCCGAAGAGTTTGGCAGAAGCAAAAATAGAAGGTAAAAAAACTATAGAAGCAGAAGCTAAGAAACAGGCTGAACAACTTGTTGCAGAAAGAAATGCAGAAGCAAAAGAAGCTAAATACCAAAAAGATTTAAAAGAAGGTAATATTCCTTGGTATCAAAAGAAAACAGGATTTGTTAATAATACTCCTGAAGAAAAGATTGGTATGAAAGGTGAACTAGCTAAATTACAGACTGTTAAGAATCAAAGATCAACTCAAGAAAAGTTAGATGATGCTGCTTTAGAAGTAATGACTTCTGTTATACCGGAATTACCTTTACTAAAATATATAAAACCTACTTCTAAGGTTGTAGAAAAAGCAATTGAAAAGAAAATTGGAATTAAGCTTGTACCTAATACTCAAAAAGAATTAAACAAAGCAAATAAAGATGCTGAATTATTTTCACAATCTATATTTAATAAAAAGAAATTAGAAGAATTTAGACCTAATCAAAAATTTTCTGTAACTAATCAAAAAGCAAGATTTATAGATGATCCTAAAGCTTTAAATCTTTATGAAAAATATAAATTTGAAAATGATCCTAATCTCTCTATAAATCAGTATTTAGGAAATAATAGAGGAATATATGGTGCAAAAGATTATGGGGATTTGAATGATGTTGTATTAATAAATAAAAGTGCACCTCACACACCAAATGTTCCATCTAAACAAGTTTATACTGATGCTATGCATGAAACTACTCATAGTAGATCTATTAGACTTGGTGCAACAGATGCTGAAAAGCAAATAGCGTCAGATGCATGGCAACCCATGATAAAAAAGAATGATTTTAATTTACCCGAAGAAGAGGCGTTTGCTGTGCAAAATGAACTAAGAACAGATAAATTAAAAGATATTAAAGGAGATAGAGTTTATACAGACAAAGATATTCCCGAAATTAAGCAGGGATTGCAAAAAATGATTAATGAAGGGCATGATTATCTTAAAGGAACAAATATAGAAGATTTTAATATGCCAGCATTAATAAAGTCTTTAAACAAAATAGGATTGGCTGCTACAATTCCAGCTGTTATGTCAGTTCAAGAAAAAAGAAAAGGTGGATTAATTTATAAATATCAAGCTGGGAATAAAGTAAAATCTGACAATTATAATACTGAACTAAATCCTAAAGAAGAATTAGAATTTAAATCTTGGTACAGTAAAATAAGCAAACATAAAAATTTAAATCCTAATCCTGATGATGAGAATCAACATTATGATTATCGTGGGTTTTGGAAAAATAATAAAAACAATGACATGTTGAAAAAAGATACTTATTCCCATTTCACAGACACATATAAGAAACCTGGCCACCCAACTTTTAGTGACGAAAGTATTTATTCTACAGATAATACTAAAGGCGGTAAATGGTCTGAAAGTAAAGAAGGAGTGTTTTATTTTACCCACTCTCCTTACACAGCCAAATATGCAGAAAAAACAGCAGAATATTTAAAGGGCACTGGAGAACATAGTATATTGAACAATGATACTATATATTCTAATAAACCGCAATTGTTAAAAAGAGTAAAGAAATAATTAAACATTTTAATATTATCTTGATGATTTAATTTTATTTTATTATTATTAACTACAATAAGAAAAATAAGATAATATGAAAAAAATTCAATCAAATGAAATTAAGCCTGTAGGTGTTAATCTTTCTGTAGAAATTAAAATTACAGATAAAGAAATTAATGGTGTAAAAACAGGTAAGAAATTAGCAAGTAAAGTTCAAACAGAACAATACATGGGTAAGGTTCTAGCAATGGGAAAAGGTGTAAAAGACAAATCTCAATGCCCAGAATTAGAAGTAGGGGATTATATTATTTTTGACCAATTCGCAGGTGCTGTAGCTAATACAGAAGACTGCTACACAAAAGTAATAGATGGATATAATGTAATTGCAATTTCAAAAGAAGAAGATATGAATAAAGATACGATAAAACCAGCTAATGATAGAATACTGGTAGAAATTTTAGATGAGAACTTCTCAGTTAATGGAGTAGAATACGAAGCAAGTATCGATCCAAGAGATAAAGTTACTCAAAAAGGTTTAGTTTTAAAATGTGGTGTTAATGCAGAAGATATTAAAGAAGGAGAAATTGTTTTCTTTGAGCCTTATGCAGGTAATTTAATCATTAATGAAACTGAATTAAAATTGAAAACATTAAATTATAGAGATATTTTATATAAAATATAATGATCGACTTCCAATCAAATCTCAACATTGAAGATATCCATGTATCAGAAGAGGATAAAAACAGTATTGATTACATAAAAAAGAAAACAGATTTTCTTATTGCTAGTTTAGTAAAAGAGGATTTAAATATTCGTAAATGTAGAGATTTGTACGATGGAAAACGTGATCCAAAAGAATACGAATACTTACAAAGCGTTTATGGTTTAGAGACTCCTATGTCTTTAAAAATGACGCCGTTAATTAAGACTCGTATAGATGTGTTAATAGGTCTTTTACTAGATGAAACTTTTAAATATCAGGTATCAGTAAGTGATGTGGATACTCTAGATAAAGTTTCTCAAGAAAAGATGAAGGCTGGTTACCAAGCTGTTATAGCTCAATTCCAATTACAAAATGAGGCACATCAACAACAATTAAAAAATGGTCAACCTGCTACAAATGATTTATTAACTGCAAAAATATTAGCAGACATAAAGAGAAGAATAGACAAATCATTTGTATCAGAATTTGAAAAAGTAGCACAGCATTTAATTACGTTTTTTGAACGTGATAAAACTATAGAGTTACGTCAGAAATTAAAACAATTATTTTTAGATTTACTTGTAACAGGTAAATGTAATTATAGAACATACGTTAGAACAATAGGAGAAGATCCAGTTTTAGAAGTATGTAAACCAGAGAATGTATTCTTTAATAAGAATACTAATTATCAATTCTTATCATCAGGCAATAAACCTAATGTAACAGCAGTAGTTCACAGGCACTATATGAATCGTGGGCAAGTATTGACTGAATGGGGGCATGTTATGACTGATGATGATAAGAGAAAATTATTTGGCCGTGGTTATACAAGTTCAGGGGGCAGTAATATAATTACATCACCTCAGCAAATGGAATATGTATATTCAAGACAACAAAACAATAATATACATAATCAGCATACTTATAATATGTTTGATACTGTAACTATTTATCATACAGAATGGCTTGCTAATAATGAAGTTGAATATACAGAAGAAGAGCAAATAGATAAGCAGAATGTAAATGCTACTACTAAAAGTAAGTATTTTCCAATGCGTACTGGTACAGGTAAAAGTAATAAAAAAGGTTTTAGATTAAATAGATACGAATCTATACGTATTGATTATGATATTTATTTAAATTGTGGTAAAAGTTTACACGAGCCTAGAAGTATTGGTGCTCCTGCGTATACTACATTAAGTTATAATGGAGTTGCTTATAATGATAGAAATGGTACTCCATATTCTTTAGCTTATTCATTAAAAGATTTACAAGATTTATATGATATCACTATGTTTCATAGAGATAATCTTATAGCAAATTCAGGTGTTAATGGTTCACGTATTAATTTAGCTGGTATACCAAAAGTATTAGGTCAAAATTTTATGGAGCGTTTATTAAAGTTTGTAGCTTTAAGAAAACAAGGTGTTGAATTAGTTGATCCTACAGAAGAAGGTGCAAGTTTATTTCAACATTATGGAGACTTTAAAGCTTCATTAGACGGAAATTCAGTTCAAGCTTTACAAATCGTACTAGAATCTATTGAGAAACAAGCTGATATAACATCTGGTGTTAATAGATATATGTATCAAGCTGCAGAACAAAGAGACGCAGTTAGTAATGTTAAGACAGGTATAAAACAAACTTCTTTAATAGTTAAAGATACATTTGAATTAATTTATAATATTCGTGAAAATATGCTAGCAGATTTAATTAATCAAGCTAAGATAACTTATATTAAAGGTAAACGTGGTTCTTATGTTGTTGGTACAGGTATGACAATGTTTAGTGTTTTACCAGAAAATTTTTGTTTTACAGATTATAATATTCATATTATAAATGTAAATAGAGACTCAGAAAAAATTGAAAGAGCAAAATTATTATTGCCTGAATTAATAGGTATCAATGCGGTTGATAGTAATATTGCTTTAAAAGTAGGTATGTCAGATTCTGCTACAGAAATTATTGAAATTATTGATGAAAGTATGGCTATTAAAAAAGAAGAAAATAATCAACTTAAACAATTATCAGATCAAGCTAATCAAGCAGGTCAACAAGCTAAAGAATTACAAGCTAAATTACAAGAAGCAGAAGCTAAACTTGCTAAGTTAGAACAAAGTAACTTAGCATTGTTAAATAGAGAATTAGATATTAAAGAAAAACAAATGGAGAATCAAAATAATTATAACCAAGATAATCTTGCTTTAAATAAAATGATTGCCGTTGAAAAGAATAAAAAAGACGCTCAAGTTATACAATTAGAAAGAGAACAAATTTATGCAGAGAATGCTATGGGCCCTTCTAGAGAAGTTAAAAACGATATATAAAAAAAAATAGCCATGGGAATAGTGTACAAATATGACGATCCTAATAAACGTAAAGGTAAAAGTTCAGTTACTAAAGAAGAAAGTGCTTTATATCAAAAAAATGCTGTTGAAGCAATGAAAGATAGTAATAATTCCGGATTTACTCCTGAAGAAGCCGCTATGTTTCAAAAAGCAGTAATAAAAAATATGCAAGAAGCTAATAGGTCAATTAATAATAAAACAATAAAAGCTACAAATAATTTGAAAAATAATAATCCTTATAAAACTAAAAAATTAGAAGATTATTTATTTGATATAAACAGTACTGCAAATCAATTATTGAAAAAAAGTAATGGTTCTTTAAATAATAATATTACTGAAGGAATGAATGAAGCTGGAGAAGCAGCAGCAACGCAATTATTACAAGGTATTCCAGTTAAGCAATTTTTAAAAAAGAAAAATAACAAATAATGGATATTAGAATAGTAGAAACATTACCAATGTCAGGAGCTTTATCTGACCCATTTTATAAACTAGATGGCACTAAAGAGTCTATCAGTTTAGATTGGAGTTATGTAAATAATTCTTTTGATTTAATTGATAGAAATATTGATTATTCAAAACTACCTGTACAGTTAGCAACATTTGATGTTGACGGAAATTTAATTACAGATGGTTTAGTTAAAAAAGCTTTCTTAACTTATAACAGTATTAGTTGTCAAACTAAAGAAATTATTGAGACCGTTGTAATGGAATCTTCTAATGAAGTGAGTCCTACTCAAAGCGCAGGTTATTGTAATTCTAATGAATGGGTTTATCAACCTGCTAATTTCAGATTACCTGCAGAATTACAAAATGGTTTATCTAATGATTTACTTACATGGCCATACCCTTGGACTGAAGGAGTTACATTAGTAAAAACATTTTTAAATTCTCAATCTAATACGGTACAGCCCTTATATACAGCTTATTATAGAAGACCAACTATGACTTCTTTTGAATTAGCAAATGTTGAAGGATCAAAGGTACATACTGATGGTTGGTATTCAAGTTATATTGCAGCAATTAAAACTTATGGAGTTGTAAATCCAGATCCTGCTTTATCATTAACTTGTTCTAATGGAATGATTCTATATTATGAAGGTAGTTTTTATGTAAATATTACTGGTACATGTATTGCACCAGGAACAACAACTGTTACAATACCTAATCCGGCTTGGTATCCAGGAAGTTTATTTCCTCCAACTATTGCTGTTGACGCTTGTACTCCTGAATATGATACTATAAACTGGTCTAGTACGGTAACGTTTCAACAATGGATGGATTTTCTTAAAAGTAATTATTATGATACTTTTAGCGCAGGAGGTATGAATCAAAATAACTATTTTAATGGTACGTTATCTCCTAATTTAAGTAGTGGTTATTCTGCTACATTAAATCAAAATACTTCTACAGTTGGAGTGGGTTTATCAGGTGACGAAAGCCCTTCTTCTGTAGTTACTGCTATGGATAGATGCTACTATACTGAATGTAACCATTTAGCAACACCAGAATTAAACGCAGCTATACTATTGGAATTAAAACAATTATGTGGATGTTGTGCAGATAATAAATTTGGTATGAGCCATATAGAGGTTTGGGTAAAATTAAAAAGTAAGCGTGACTCTGCTTTTATTTATTTTAATGAGGATAATTTTAAA